AATACTAATATATTCTATAAGAGCATTGCGGGTAAACCATTTGAAGATCAGCTTTCAATTATGAAAAGATGGTTAATCAAAGAGGTTGGCCTTAATGATGATGGAACAGCAAAAGACTGTGTGATATTTTATGATTATTTAAAACTAATGGATACTAGTGGCATGACTAATGATTTAAAAGAATATCAAGTTCTTGGATTCATGATGACTAGTCTTCATAATTTTGCTGTTAAATATAAAGTGCCAATCGTAGCATTTATACAATTAAATAGAGATGGCATTACCAAAGAAAGCACAGACACGGCGAGTGGTTCAGATCGAATCATTTGGTTGTGTAGTAATTTTACAATCTTTAAGCGTAAGAGTGATGAGGAAATTGCAGAAGATGGACCAACAAATGGTAATAGAAAATTAGTTCCACTAATCAGTAGACACGGCGGAGGATTAGATGATAACGATTATATCAACTGCAATATGAAGGGTTGGTGTGCAAAGATCACAGAAGGCAAGACTAAATTAGAACTAATGAATAATACCAAATCTCAAGATGAAGGATTCGTAGTAGATGACAACGATGACAGAATCGCGTTTAACTGATCAAGCTAAACTCAAAATCTTATGTGATGATCTGTGCGATCAGATCGAATCTGTGCTGGATCATTTTAATCTAGACTATAAAGTTAATGGTAAAATGATTAGCATGTGTTGCCCGATTCATGGTGGTGATAATCCATCTGCAATTAGTTTGTATCCTCACGGAGATACTTACAGAGGCAACTGGAAATGTAGAACACATAACTGCGAAAACACATTCAAAGGATCTATTCTTGGTTTAATTAGAGGCATATTAAGTAACAAACAGCATAACTGGGAAAAGCCAGGAGATAAGTTTTGTTCTTTTGCTGATGCGGTAAACTTTGCAACGCAATTCTTGAATAAAGATTTGAGCGATATTAAAATCTCTAAGTCGGATAGAAATAAAAAGACTTTTACTAATATTATTGGTTATATCAGTAATGATGTTACACAATCCGTAAATAATGTTACGCGAGAATCAATTGTTAAATCTCTTAAAATTCCAGCACAATATTATCTTGATCGTGGATATTCTAGTGATATATTAATTAAATATGACGTTGGTTTGTGTGACAAGCCTGGAAAAGAAATGCAGAATAGAATTGTTGTGCCAATTTATGATAAAGAGCATAAATATATGGTTGGATGTTCTGGCAGAAGCATTTATGAAAAATGCTCCAAATGTTCATCTTTTCATAATCCATCCGATAATTGTCCTAATCCAGATTTTGCCTGGACGCATTGTAAATGGAAACACAATAGTTCTTTTAAAGCACAAAACCATTTGTATAACTTTTGGTTTGCTAAACAGTTCATTATGGAATCTGCTACGGCGATTATTGTAGAGAGTCCAGGTAATGTTTGGAGATTAGAAGAAAATGGAATACATAACAGTGTAGCAATATTTGGTTCTTCCCTTAGTGATAGACAAAAGATATTATTAGATTCATCAGGTGCAATGAACCTTATTGTTCTCACTGATAATGATGATGCTGGAAAAAAAGCAGCAGAACAAATCAAGAATAAATGTCAAAACACCTATAAAGTTTTTATACCAACTATTAGCAAACCAGACGTTGGCGAAATGAGTCCTGACGAAATTCAAACTGAAATAAAAAATTATATAGAAAGAATAGTATGACTAAAATAGTTGCGTTTGCTGGCAGAAAACAATCTGGTAAAACCACATGCTCAGAAGCTTTATGTAATTATTATTTTGGATCATCTCAAGGAGAGTGTAAAATTTATAATTTTGCTGATCCTCTTAAAAAAGATATTTGCATGAATATTTTAGGGCTCACTTATGACCAATGTTATGGTAGCGATATGGATAAAAATACGAAAACACATATTTTTTGGCAGGGTAATTATTTGACCGCTAGAGAAGTTATGCAGGTGGTCGGAACAGATTTATTTAGATCCATGTATAACAATGTGTGGGTTGATTCTACTATAAAGAAGATCCTAACAGAAAAGTTGGATCTAGCAATAATTGCTGATTGTAGATTTCCAAATGAAGTTAAAGCTGTGAAAGAGGCTGGTGGTATTGTTATTAAACTAAATAGAAATCCCCATAATTCGGATCATGCTAGCGAGATTGCTTTGGATCCTGAAAATTATAATGGAAAAGATATCGACCTTATTCTGCCAAATGATCATATGACTATTAACGAACAAATTAGTGCCATATTTAGTTTTCTATCTCACAAAAAGGTGATATCATAATAATTACATATTTAAGAAGTTCTAGCTATGGCACACATTCTATGTGTGAACAACAATACTTTTTTGAGTATGTGCTAGGATATAAATCTCCATCGAATAAAAAAGCTGATAAAGGAACCATATGTCATAAAGTCCTTGAAATATTGGCATATATAAAATTAACAGAACAAAACAATGGTTCTGAATATGATGATGATATGCTTGGAAAAATTAATATACATGACTATAATTTAAATACTATTATAGAAAAAGTATACAAGTATTATACTAGTAGATTTACTCATCATGAATGGGATATCAAGGATTATAAAGATTGCCATAAATGGGTGCATAAAGCTCTTGTAGAAAATAATGGTAATTTTGATCCAAGAAACAGAGACATATTGCAACCAGAGCAGCATTTTGATATTGAGATTAAAAAGCCGTGGGCATATTATAAATATGAAACTTTAGAGGGTTATTTGGCTATTAAGGGTACGATAGACTTAATCACCAAAGTTAATGATTCTACCATAGAAATTATAGACTGGAAAACAGGACGCAGATTAGACTGGGCAACTGGTGAGGAAAAAACTTTTAAAAAACTACAAAACGATCCTCAGCTTAGATTATATCATTATGCTGCTAGTATGTTGTATCCTAATATTGATCATATTATAGTAAGCATTAATTTTATTAATGATGGTGGTGCTTTTTCAATGTGTTATGATAAAAAAGATTTACCAGACACAGAGAATATGATACGAAATAAATTTACAGAAATTAAGAATTGTAAAAAGCCTAAACTTAGTAAAAGCTGGAAATGTAATAAGTTATGTTATTTTGGGAAAAATCATTTTCCTAATCCGTTGATAGAATACAGAGATGATCAGTTATGTGCTAAAAATTCACCAATGACTATGTGCGAACAAATTAAGCACGATATTGAGTTGCAAGGAATGAAAAGCGTTGTTGACATCTACACGGTTCCAGGTTATAGTGTAGGTAAGTACAAAGCGCCTGGAAGCACTGAATGAAATCTTATATACCGTTACATTGTCATTCCCACTATTCTTTATTGGATGGTCTGAGCAAGCCATCTCAAATTGCGAAAAGATGTTTGGAAATTGGAGCTAATGCTTGTGCTCTTACAGACCATGGCAACATAGCCGGTGCTGTAAAATTCTATACAGAATTAAAGAAGAATAACATTAAGCCGATTCTTGGTTGCGAATTATATATTTGTGAACAAGATCCATCAATGCAAATAAAAGAGAATAAAAGTTTAAGCCATATGTTGGTGTTGGCAAAAAACTATAAAGGATGGCTCAATCTTATTAAATTAGTTAGCGAGTCAAATAGACCAGACTATTATTATCACAAGCCAAGACTAGATCTAAATAAATTAACATCTTTTATTGATGGCAATATGATTTGTATCACAGGGCATTTGGGATCGAATTTAGCTACAAGATTAGTGGAAAATGATAATATAGTTTCTGATTATGCTAATATTGGATGTGGCTATGTGGATTATCTAAAAGATATCTTTGGTTCAGAAAATATTTTCTTGGAATCTCAATTGATGGATAAAGATAATCTACCAATACAAAGCCATCTGTCTGGTGCTATAAAAGAAATAGCATATAAATCTAAAGTAAAAGTTATTTGCACACCAGATGCTCACTATGCGAACAGAGCAGATGCTGATGATCAGAGAATTTTGCTTTGCAATAACATTAAAACCACGTTGCCAGAGATAGCATCCAAATTGGCCAATAATGAAGATGCTCCGATGTCCTGCTTTTTCACATCAAATAATTATCATATTTTATCCCAGGAAGAAATTAGCTCTCTGCACAGCGAAGAAGAGATTGAAAATACAAATCTCGTAGCATCCATGTGCGAGGAATACAGCATCCTGAGCAAGCCCAAACTGCCACCGTTTGAGTGCCCTAGCGGCTTTAATCCTGACGAGTATTTAAGACAACTGTGTCGTGAGGGGTGGAAATTAAAAATCGCCACAAAAGTGGACAAAAATTTGCACAATTCTTACACAGACAGAATTAAATATGAACTAGAGGTTCTACAAGGTGCTGGATTGTCCAGTTACTTTTTAATTGTACAGGATATTGTGAATCATGTTAGAGATAATAATTGGTTGCCTGGACCGGGTAGAGGTAGTGCGGCGGGATGTCTTGTTTCATATTTGATTGGTATTACTAGTATTGATCCTATAAAATATAATTTGTTATTTGATAGATTTTACAATGCTGGTAGAAATACT